CGCTGACGTAATATCCCAGCGCCGCGCCGCTGTCATTAATCTGCACACCGGCACGGCAGTTCCGGCTGTCGCCGGTATTGTTCGGGTTGCTGATGCGTTTCGGACTGACCATCCGAAACTGTGTCCGGAACAACCGCGACGGACTGGTATCCCAGGTGGCCTGAACGAACAGTTCACCGTTAAAGGCGTGCATGGCCACACCTTCCCGAATCATCATGGTAAACGTGCGTTTTCGCTCAACGTCAATGCAGCAGCAGTCATCCTCGGCAAACTCTTTCCATGCCGTTTCAACCTCGCGGGAAAAGGCTCGGGCTTCTTCCTCTCCGATGCCCAGATAGCGCCAGCTTGGGCGATGACTGAGCCGGAAAAAAGACCCGACGATATGATCCTGATGCAGCTGGATGGCGTTGGCGGCATAGCCGTTATTGCGTACCAGATCGTCCGCGCGGGCATTGCCACGGGTAAAATTGGGCAGCAGGGCTGCATCCACACTTTCACACGGTGGGTTCCACGCCCGCAACTGCCCACAAAATCCGCTGCCACCGCCGTGATAACCGGCATATTCGCGCAGCGATGTCATTCCGTCCGGCCCAAGAAGGGTGGGAATGGTGGGCGTTTTCATACATAAAATCCTGCGGGTCCCCTGCGTCGCAGTGTCATGCCGGTCTGCACCTGCACTTCCAGCTCTGCAATGTATTTTTTCAGGTCAGACACGGAAGTGGCCGTAAACTCAACCCTTCGTCCGTCTTTCTGTACTGTTGCCACCCGTTTACCTGTCATCAGGTCATGCAGTGCCGCACGGGCAGCGGCAAGTTCTTCCTGTCGCGTCATTCATCCTCTCCGGATAAGGCTCTGGCGTAATCTGCCAGTGTTTTCTTGTTGGTTGCTGCACCATCCTCTTCCTGCAGGCTCGCCAGCAGTGCACTGAGATCCAGCTGCCAGCGGGAAATACTGATGCGCAGCGCCGCCAGCGCATAAACGAAGCAGTCGAGTGCCTCATTGCGTCGCTTTTTGCTGTCCCACAGTATTTTTTTCCTGCCATCCACCCATTTTTCGACCTGCTCTTCAGCCGTCAGCTGCTGCGCTTCGGTCAGATCAAAAATATCCGGGTTATTCGGGAAGTGAACGGCGCCGGGAAGCGGTTCATCCCCTTCCGGCGTCAGTGTGAAGCGGTTATAAATTTGCTCTTTCGCGGTATCCGTACCGATTTCGGTAAGGTAAACCCCGTTTTTGTTTCGCTTACGTGGCATGCTGGCCACCGGCTTTCCGTAGACGGATGCCCCTTTAATGGGGATCACCCGGAACAGCCCATGTTTTTTCGAGCGTTCATACACGATGGTCGGGTCAATCCCGCCAGTATCCCAGCAGATACGGGATATCGACATTTCTGCACCATTCCGGCGGGTATAGGTTTTATTGATGGCCTCATCCACACGCAGCAGCGTCTGTTCATCGTCGTGGCGGCCCATAATAATCTGCCGGTCAATCAGCCAGCTTTCCTCACCCGGTCCCCATCCCCATACGCGCATTTCGTAGCGGTCCAGCTGGGAGTCGATACCGGCGGTCAGGTAAGCCACACGATCAGGAACGGGCGCTGAATAATGCTCTTTCCGCTCTGCCATCACTTCAGCATCCGGACGTTCGCCGATTTTCGCTTCCCACGTCTCACCGAGCGTGGTGTTCACGAAGGTTTTACGTTTTCCCGCATCCCCTTTCGTCTTCATCCAGTCTTTGACAATCTGCACCCAGGTGGTGAACGGGCTGTACGCCGTCCAGATGTGAAAGGTCACACTGTCAGGCGGTTCAATCTCTTCACCGGATGACGAAAACCAGAGAATGCCATCACGGGTCCAGATCCCGGTCTTTTCGCAGATATAACGGGCATCAGTAAAGTCCAGCTCCTGCTGACGGATGACGCAGGCATTATGCTCACAGAGATAAAACACGCTGGAGGGATCATCCGGCGTCCATTTGAGGCCAAACGGCGTCTCTTTGTCGCCAAATTTAAGGTACTGCTCCTCCCCACAGTGCGGGCAGGCAACATGAAAACGCATAAAATGCGGGGATTCACTGGCTGCACGCTCAATCTGGCAGGTGCCTCTCACTTTGGGCGTGGAGCCACGGATGGACTTTGGCCAGACCGAGCCTTCAATACGCTTATCGCCCAGGAACGTCGGAGAGCCTTCCTGTTCAATATCCTCATCAAAGGCAGCAAGTTCATCATAACCCGCCACATCCACTGACTTTTCACGGTAGTTTTTTGCCGCTTTACCGCCCAGGCACCAGAAGCCACGCCCATTGGTGAAACGCTTCATGGTGAGCGTGTTATCCCGGTGCTTTTTGCCATACCACGGGGCCAGCGCCAGCAGCGACGGAATATCACGAATAGTCGGCTCAACGTGGGTTTTCATAAAGTTCTCGGCATCACCATCCGTCGGCAACCAGATAAGGGTGTTGCGCTGCTTATGCTCTATGAAGTAGGCATAAACACCCAGCAGCATTTTGGAATAACCAACACGGGCAGACTTCACCACATTCACCTCACGGATGTAGTCACTGCCCATCGCATTCATGATGGCCCGCTGAAAGGGCAGTGTTTCCCAGCGCCCTTCCTGGTATGCGGATTCTTTCGGGAGATAATAATTGGCATCCGCCCATTCAACGGCGGTCTGTGGCTCCGGCCTGAACAGGGCACGAAGCCCGGCGCGGACAAAATGCCGCAGCCTGTCAACCTGACTGTTCGATATATTCACTCAGCAACCCCGGTATCAGTTCATCCAGCGCGGCTGCTTTGTTCATGGCTTTGATGATATCCCGTTTCAGGAAATCAACATGCCGGTTATCCAGCTCAGGAAAACGTCGCTGCACCGACAGAGGAATACCGTCGAGAATACTGGATATTTCCCTTGCTATACGCGACAGCACGAAAGTACAGAATGCGGTTTCCACCACTTCAGCCGATTCTTTGGCATTTTTCAGTTCCTGCGCCGTCGCCTGAGCACGAGTCAGGCGATGGCGCTCAAATTCAAGTGTTCCGGGTTGAAGATCTGCCTCGCTGGCCAGCCGCAGTTCTTCAACCTCCCGGCGCAGCTTTTCGTTCTCAATTTCAGCATCCCTTTCGGCATACCATTTTATGACGGCGGCAGAATCATAAAGCACCTCATTACCCTTGCCACCGCCTCGCAGAACGGGCATTCCCTGCTCCTGCCAGTTCTGAATGGTACGGATACTCGCACCGAAAATGTCAGCCAGCTGCTTTTTGTTGACTTCCATTGTTCATTCCACGGACAAAAACAGAGAAAGGAAACGACAGAGGCCAAAAAGCCCGTTTTCAGCACCTGTCGTTTCCTTTCTTTTCAGGGGGGGTTTTAAATAAAAACATGACGTTACGGAGAAGAAGAACGGAAACGCCTTAAACCGGAAAATTTTCATAAATAGCGAAAATCCGCGCGCCTTCCGCCCCGTAGCCTGTCAGATCGCCGGAAAGGACCCACAAAAAATGAGAATAGTTATCATCTGCATGATGACTCATCAGAACGTGTGTGTACGCAATCTAACCACAAGAAATGATCAATTATGACGCAGGCATTGCATCAATTGATCCACATCAAATTAACGTAAAAGCAACTTCAGAAAATACAAACCAGCAACACTGAATATGGGGCAACATTATGTCATCAAAGAACAGAACCCGCAGAACAACAGCCCTCAACATCCGATTTCCAAACCAGATGATTGAACAAATTAACATCGCTTTTGGTCAGAAAGGTTCAGGAATTTTTTCAGCGTGGATTATTGAAGTCTGCTGAAGAAGACTAATTAATGAAAAACATTCTCAATTTGTACCCAACAAAAACAAACACGACCAGAGCACCTGTTCAGACAGGTTTACTTAAACGACGTATATATGACACAAAAAGCGACTACTAAAGTCGCTTTTTATTATGGTAACAGGCAATAACTTTCTCAGATATTTTTTAGCATTTTTTTGACCGCGCGTTTCCGGACGTATTCTGTTCTCCTGTCCCTTTATATCGTCGGAATATCCGCCGCTCTTCAAATCCCATTCCCAACTCAGAATGTAGTCTGTTGACCGCTTGCTTTATTTCTGTCAGATTCACCGGTGCAACCGAAGTCCGGCGCGCCTTACGCAAACACTCTGCTCGTTTCTGTGCCGCGATTTTTCTTTTCTGATCATCACTTAGCTGTACCATCACTTTTGCCCATCGTTCAGCCGCTCTCCGGTACAGTCCTTTTTTCTCCAGACATTCAGCCAGGTGATCATGTAGCATAAGTGACCTCCAATTATCTACAGATTACCATTCTAAATTTACCTGCCCTTAATAAGGGAACAATACTCCCCCCTCCACAGAAAGACAATAAAACAACAAACAAAAATATAAACAACAAACAAAAATATAAACAACAAACAAAAATATAAATAACAAACAGAAATAATCACGCTATTTATTGTTTTTTACTGAAAGAACTATTACTGAACAAAAAACGCTGACTATATACTCAAGACCAAATAACTATTCTGCCAATCAAGTATCATAGCAACATAAGGAATTACCGTGTTTTGCCTTCTCAGCCCATACAATATGAACATATACTTAATACTCTATTGTAATATTTTCATTCATGCGACCCACGTCATTTACCTGTAAATAATATTCAAAATATTTATCACAGAAATCGTTTTTGGCCATGATCTGAGCACACTATAAAGTCCGGAACTGGCTTTTTGTTAAATCCCCCCTAACACAACCATCAACACCTTTATAACAAAACATCACGGTATACACTGGGTACGGATATATTCCTGTGCCCCTTCCAGTTGCTTTTGCATTGTCATCAGCCGTTCTCTGAGGGTGAAATAATCCCGCTCAGCGGTGTCTGCCAGTCGGGGGCTGGTTGCATTATCCACGCGGGTGGGGCCGGTGGCCTCACGCACGGCTGCGGAGCAACTGGCATTGACCCGCAGGCGCTTACGACCAGCGGCAACATCAGCGCGCAGAGTTTCATTTTCAGCTTTCGCATTGGCTAATTCTCTCAAGTACTTTGCATCTAGCGCAGCAACATCACGCTGACGCTGCTGCATGTCAGCGATGGTGGCGATCGCCTGCTTCAGCTCACTGACTTTTTTATCACGCTGTTCTTTGTAGGCGATGGCATTATCACGGTAATGATTGACCGCCAACGACAGGCAGACGATGATGCAGATAACCAGTGTGGAGATAATCGCGGTAACTCTGCTCATTGTTGCCCCCATAAACAGACTTCACGCTCAATCTCACGGCGAGTCATCAGTCCTTTCCATTGCTTACCGCCAGCGTATGTCCAGCGCCGTAGCTGATCACATGCGCCTTTGATATCGCCCTGGTTTATTTTGCGAAGAAGCGTCGATGTTCTGAAATTACCAGCACCCACGTTGTAAACGAACGAGTAAAGAGCGCCGCGCGTTGTTTCCGGTATATCGACTTTGATGTACGGGTTAATTTGTCTGGCGACCGTGGCAAGGTCTTTATTCAGGAGGGCTTTGCATTCTGCTTCGGTATACGTTTTACCGGGAATGATGTCTTTTCCGGTGTGTCCGTGACATACAGTCCATACGCCAACGATATCTTTGTATGGTATGTAGCTGACACCTTCCAGACCATCGTCACCACTCGGACCAGTGATGAGCACAGACGCTATGGCAACAGCCCCACCACCAATAGCAGCAGCAACAGCCTTGCGTAATGATGGCGACATTATTCACCTCTCGCAGCCTTACGCTTATCTTCTTTAATCTTGAAATAAAGGTTTGTCAGATACGTCAGCAAGCCAAATACCAGACTACCCAGCACACCTATTGCCGCCCACTGTGAGGGCGTGACTTTATCGAGCAACTGTAAAAACCAGTACCCGGCACTACCTGCTGAGGTGCCATAGGCGACACCCGTTGTTAACTTATCCATGGATTTCATAACCCCACCTCGCAGATGCGGGGGCTGTGTAATGGAAACAAAAAAAGCCACCAGCGGCCCGCCCCCCCATCAAAGGCACCCGAAGATGCCTTTTGTATAGCGTTATCTGATGTGATGTGCGCCGGGCGTGACGCGGATGTGAAAAAGGCCCGCCGTAGCGAGCCTCAATACAAAAAACTGATGATTATCCCGATAGCTTCTGATCAGCAATGAAGCACATTAACATTCTCTTAATATACTTAGCTGTTTCTTCGTATCGCTCAACCTCTTCTCCTCTGGAAACATATCGCTCAGCCCGTTTATCGCTTCTACCGTTGGATCGCGATATGCAGACTTTTATCAGGTTGTCGCAATACTCCATAGTTATATATGCCGGAATAAAAAAAGCCTGCCGGAGCAGACCTCAAAAAAAGCCAGCTTTGGGTAGCTGGCATAAATGAAAACAATGACGTTCGAGATTACTCGTCACAGCGAGATTATCTTCGCACAGTCAGCATGCGCTTTTGTTGCGAGCGCCACAACTGAAAACGGTTATTTTCAGATTTCGTTATTCTCTGCACCAACGGGAGCCCCCACTATACAGAATGTACATAGTCACACACAGAACACTAAAGAGACAAACAACACAAAAGACAACAAACAGAAACATTGCGATACAAAATCGCAACAAGCAGTCATGTATGATAACCCCAACCCAACAAACAAGAGGTTGTTTATGTGTAAATGGAATAGCGTAAATCTAAAAATCATACTTTGGGCAACACTGGTCGGTGGCGCGATCAGCTCTCTGGTGAAATCAGGAACTGAAGCTAACATGCCCCCAAGAATGGCCGGAGAAATTTCTCCACCAGCAATGAATATCGACGCCTGGTTGGGTTTTCTGGGAATAAATTCACACTCGCTGGATTACATTTACCAGGGAGTAACAATTCCCGGAGCTGTTATGCTCTATCATTGGCTTTTTAGTTTCATTTTTGCCTTTGTATACATATACCTGTCTGTTTTTATTCCACGAGTCCGCATGTGGTATGGGGCTGTATATGGAATTCTTATTACATTAGTCATGCATGGTATTTTAATACCCGCGCTGGGCTTCAGATTTCCCGCGTATCTTCCCGGCCATGAAAGAGGGTGGCTATGGAATCTAAACGGCTATGAATTCTGGAGCGAACTGATTGGACATATATGCTGGTCTGTTTCAATTGAAATATCCTTTATTGCCATTCTGGCAATCTTCTCCAGACCAATTTGTGGTAAATGGACGGCGAATAAAAACTAACCATCTCAAATAACATAACCAACTGGTTAGGAACAAAGCAGACTCTAACCGGTTGGCTCCTTAAATCCTATCTCCCTGAAAGGTGGAGAGTGGATATCAGCCCCGTCAACAGCCCAATACCTCTAACAAAACGGGACTCAAAAGGAAATATGCAGATAAATACTGGAGCGGGCAGCGGGAATCGAACCCGCATCATCAGCTTGGAAGGCTGAGGTAATAGCCATTATACGATGCCCGCATATGGTGCCGACTACCGGAATTGAACTGGTGACCTACTGATTACAAGTCAGTTGCTCTACCTACTGAGCTAAGTCGGCACTGGACCGCCACCGGGGACTCGAACCTCGCACACTCAACTTAAAGGGTTGACGCTCTTTCCTGATGAGCTAGTGGCGGTTGGTGGCCCTTGCTGGATTTGAACCAGCGACCTGGCGATTATGAGTCGCTCGCTCTCACCACTGAGCTAAAGGGCCGGGTGCAGGATAATAACGTTACGAAATCAATGTTGCAAGCATTCAAAAATCACCTGATTAAAAATCACCCTTACTTCCTCCACCAGCGCATTCACCATGTCTATCCGAGATAAGTGGCACAAAAAAACCCGCTTGTGGGCGGGTTTTGTTTGCTTTTGCCATCACGTACAAAATCGGCAAAATATCAGATTTGCATGAAATATATGCCTTTCAATCTACTTTTGCAACACTTTGCTTTGAAAATGCCGCCTTTTGTTTTGAACGTGTTCTCATTACAAACAATAAAGCCTCACTATCCAGTCGGTAAAAAATGTGTTTCATTGCAACCCAGTGACGAGTAAATGTTTTGGACCAGTTTTTAGTTGTCACTCCCGCCAGTAATGCCAGCTCCTGGTATTCATAACCTTCCCCACCCAAAAGTTCTGCTTTTACTGCCTGCGCCGCCAGCCAGATTAATTTTTTCAGGCGTTCCTGCGTTTTCCCTGCAATTTTTCTGGTACCGGATTGAGTATTAAATTCATTCCACGCCCACTGTGTTATCGCGATCTGATATTCCCAACAAATATTCCCGCTGTAACACCACAACAACCAGGCTTTATGATGTTCTTCAAGAGACAGAACAGCCCGCCGCCACGATGATGTCGAAAACTCAACCGGACTGACCAGAGGAATTGACGTCCCCTTCGCCAGTGATTGTTTTCCCGGGATTGGTGGATTATCCCGCGTTATCATTTTTCCAGTCACCTCATCCCGGTACCGGATTTTTTTACGCCTGTAACGCCCTGTATCGAACATGGCATTCTCCTGCCAGGCTTCAAGCTGACCTTTTGTTGCCCCACTCAAATCAGCGGTGGCGATAATGAGCTGCTCACGCACAAACTGTAAATACTGGCTATTCATGCGCACTCCAGTTCTGTGATTTTTATCCCCAGCCGCCCACCAGGAACGAGCTGACCGCGCACAATATTGATTTCATCAAACTGCTCGTCGTCTATGAGAAGTCCGGCATGCGTCAGCGCATCCAGTGGTGCTTTCAGGATATTGTCCAGGTCACGACGGCGCTTATCCGGTGGCTCTGCAATAATCTTTATCGCCAGCCTTCCGGACAGGTTTAATTTCAGCCGCTGCTGGCGAACAATTAGCGCCACATCACGGCGATAACGCTCACCGACTTTTGATACAAAATATGTGTTGCCACGACGTCGCCAGTAAGTATTCACCGTCGGCGGGTAAGGCAAAACAAATTCTATGCGTTCAGTCATTCATGCTTTCCACTTCAAGACACCCGAATTTCTCGCGTGCATTAAAAAACGAATCAGCAACAACAGCTGGCTGCCGTGTTTTTCTTCAAAATCTTTTACCCCGGCGTGCAGTTCGTTATGACATTTGCGGCACAGCGGAATAACAAACAAAT